CGGAAGTCATCTTCCCCGGGGATCGTGACCAGCACCGCGCCGTGACGGTTGGCCGGCATCTTCAGGGCGACATGCTTCACCTTGGAGCCGAGCGACTTGTGCAGCTTCACGAAGTAGTTCGGGTCCAGGTGGAGTTCGCCCACCGGCATCGACTCGGACTCGGCCGCAGTGGTGAGCAGCGACGAGACGCGCGGGTAGTCGCCGTCCAGAACACGGGCGATCATGCTCGAGCCACTCCCCCACTCGTCGGTCACGGTCAGCGCGGAACCCTCGAGCGTGAGCCGGATGGGCCGTACCGATGATGAGCCTCGAGCCGGCTTCACCATGTCCACGATCCGCTTCACGTCGGGCGACGAGATGAGCGCCGAAAACGGCGCCCCCGTGTCGTCGATGAGCTTGCCTCGCGTCTCGCCCAGCGTGAAGCGGTCGGTTGCGTGTGCCACCAGCTCGGCTCCATCGGCGAACACTCGAGCGCCGCACAAGACCGGCGTCATGGTGTCGGTGGACTGGAACGGGCTCACTCGCGTGAGCATCGTGTGCAGCGTGGACGCCTCGAGCGTCACGGTTCCATCAGTGTTGCGTGTCGTCATTGTCTTTCACCCTTTCGGATTGTTTGGTGTGAGTGTCAATCTGACTCCCAGAGAAACCCGCCTCCACCCCCGTGGAAGACGGGCAACTCAAACAGTCAGGTTGCCGGCGACTCTCCCTCAACCTCGAGGGACTCGCGCACGCACGCGCCCACCTCGGCGTGGTCGATCCGCCACCATGATCCGACCTCATCGCGGAACATGGCGAGTCCGACCGGCAGGCCGGTCCCGTACTCCCCATCCCACTCGTTGATCATGTCGTGCCAGTAGGTCACCACGTCCCCGCCGAGCTCGCGGTCGGTCACCTCTGCCGACGTGTTCAACGCCTCGGCGGCAACGGCCAACGTCTCGTTGTAGAGTCCCTGGTCGTTCTGCCAGTGCAGGTTGAAGGCCCACGTCTCGCGGTTCGCGTACCCGTTGTACGTCTCGTCTTGCGTCATGCTGCTCATTGTGTCTCATCCCTTTCGTTGATTGGTTCTGGCATCCAGAGAGGGCCACCGCCCCAAGGTGAGCCGGTGGGCGGTGGCCAACCCAAGCTGTCAGATCTCAGACCATTGCGCCCAACCTCCCCTCCACTCATCCGACTAGCGTCGGTGCCGCGCCCACCGGCCAGAGCTTCCCCTGATCCAGTCGGTGAGCCGGCGTCATTCGCTAGTCACCCTCTCTAGTGTGTAGTTGTCTGACGGGGGTAACGATCCTCCCGTTTGGTGTGATTGTCAACCCCCCACTTTGGGGGAAGTGCCCCACCTCCTCGAGCTCAACGGTCCAGGGCCACATTCGCGGCACAAAGACACCAGTCGGAAGCTCCTCGAGCGGATCACGGCTAGGCCATGCGGGATGGGGTGCCGGCAGTCTGCGCAGGTGTGGGCAGTCATGAGAACGACTCCACGATTCCATCGTGGCCGCACGAGTAGCACTCGGCGTAGGAGTCTGCGCCGTACTCAAGGTCTCCGGCCTCCACGTCCTCGTCACTGTTCCACATGGCGATGGTGGTGCATTCGATCTTGAAGCGGCCTTCACTGCCGCACTCGGGGCACCTCATGATGCACGCTCCCAGGCGCTCGGGAGGAATCCGCCACGGGCAAGCCACTCATCCAGAGCGGTCACAGCGTCGAAAAACTCGCTCACCAGTTGCTCCGGGTCCGTCGTGATGCCGTTCTCAACGTCGGCACAGAGTTGCCTAAGCGTCTCAAGTGTTGCGTTCGGGTCCATTACTCGTCACCTTCCGCAACCCATGCCCAGCCAGACAGGTCGTAGACAGGTTCGCCGTCAACGTCTCCGGCAACGGGGAAGTGATCCCACTCGTCGGGGTCGTCACTGTCGGAACGGGTAACCGTGAGGCTCACGGGTGCGCCCTTATCTTCCGACACCACGGAACCCCAGACGCCGTTCGGGTCAACCGACTGCCAACGACGGATGAACGACCGAACCGCTCCGGCAGTGGCAACGGGGGAACGGAACCCGTTCCACGTCGGCCCTTCACTCACGGCAATGAGAACGGGCTGCCCATCCTCATGCGGGTCGAGAACGAAACGATAGTCAGACATTGCATTCCCCTTCCATCGGGAGTCGGATTGTTTCGACACCACGGACATTACTCCCATTGGTGTGAATGTCAAGCCACATCAGCAAACTCGGGCGATTCTTTACCATTCCCCTGCACCCCAAGCGTCCAGGTTGATACAGAGCTTGATACAGAACAATGGCCGGCCACGAGTGAGTGTGACACCATGTCACGGATAGATGAGGTGTGACACGGTGTCTCGTGTACCCATGCCTTTGCCTATCCATCGGCAGGCACGGCCAGTCTCTGCCTGCCTCCACCACACCACGGCTCAACCATGCATGAGGTGGCAGGGGGATGAGTGCAAGGCAACTCACCGCATGGCAGGGGGCAGGGGTGGAGGGGGGTGGCACCCCCTCCGGGGGGTGGGGTGTGCCTCTGCCACTCAGCTTGACCCGGGGGGTTTAAACCTGGACCCCCTCCCCCCTCCATAATCACCCCATTCACGTCTGAGACTGGTTGCCGGGAACCAGTTCGCATACCGTTGGTATGCTCTGTGACCACTGGATAGCGTCACTCTCCACACCTTGCGTTGGGCGTGTCGCGCCCTGTAGCACAGGTGCTACACCCCCTCTGACCTGCGGAAACAGATTTTCCAAAGTTTTTACTTTCCCCACCCCTGCGAAACGCGCTTCGCGGGGGGTTATATATAGTGAGGGGTTCTTTTCCGAAGGAAAAGACCCCGAACGACTAGCGGCTCTTGGAGAGCCGCACAGCTAGGGACAGACCGCGAAGCGTCTGTCCCACTAGTAACTACTACTAGTGACAGACCGCTGAAGCGGTCTGTCTAGTACGGAACTGAGCTTCGCTCAGTTCCTATAGGGGCTCCAAGATTTTTCTTGGCAGAGGCAAGCAGCTTCGCTGCGTGAAGACTCTGGTGGAGGCGTGTGCCTCAACCACAGACCGCGCGAGGCTCCCCCTGCCCGGAGTCCCCGGAGCCTCCCCCGGAGCCGCCCCTGCGGACCACCTGGCGCGGAACCCGACCGTTTGCCTAACCCGAAGTCGCCGTTTTGCATATTCAACCCGAATCGAGAAAGGCAAACAATGAGCGAGATTGCCAGCCTTTCCGAGACGGTGGAAAAGTCGATCATGGACTACTTCGCTGCCAATGGCGGTGGATTCCCGATGGGCTTCGTGTGCATTGTTGACTTCGCCGCCGACAGTGGCGAGACCCAACTGCTGATCGCCAAGCAATCCGGCCAGCCCACGCATCGCAGCATGGGCCTTGCTGCATATCTGGACTTGTGGTTCAAGGATGACGCGCAGCGCATTTGGGCGCACGCCGGTTCGTGCGACTGCGATGAGGATGACGACGAAGACGAGTGAGCCCGTCCACCTCCCCCGGTGGAAAGCGCCCCACTAGAGCTCGCCGCTACGAGATGCAGCCGGCGAAGGATCGGTTCATCGAGCTGATCCGCGAAGGCTTGAACATCGAGCCGGCGCTCGAGAAGGTCGGCCGCTCCCGCAAGACCTACGAGGACTGGCGCCGCAACGACGAGGCGTTCAAGGCCAAGGTCGACCAGGCCCGCCAGCTGCGCGGCAAGCGCGACGACGTGGTGCGCGGGGAGAAGATCGGCTTCGCGGAGTGGCGCAAGAAGTACCTCCACCAGGACACCTTCTGGCACCAGCACCAGTGGATCGACGTGCTCGAAGGCCGCGAGCCCCGCGACCTTCACCCGGCCCAGAACTACGAGCCGGCCAACCGTAACCGCCTCCTGGTCAACGTGCCCCCCGAGCACGCGAAGACGGTCACCATCTCGACCGAGTACGCCGTCTACCGCCTGTGCATGGACCCGTCGTTCCGCATCCTGGTCATCAGCGCCGGTCAGGGCCTGGCCAACTCCATCGTCTACGACATCCAGCAGATCCTCACGTCGCCGGACTACGTGGAGCTCCAGAAGGCATACGCCCCGGACGGCGGCTGGGAGGCGAACGCCGAGTCGTGGCGTGAGTCGCAGATCATCTTCGGTGCCGCCACCCGAGCCTCCGGCAACCAGGACACCCACCAGAAGGACCCCAACGTCCTGGCGCTGGGTATGAGGTCGAAGATCTACGGCCGCCGCGCCGACCTGGTGATCGTGGATGACGCCGTGGACACCACCAACGTCTCCGAGCACGCCAAGCAGATGACCTGGCTGCGCAAGATGGTCGAGTCCCGCATCGTCGCCAAGGGTCGCATGATCGTGGTGGGCACCCGCATCGCCCCGGTCGACCTGTACTCCGAGCTCCGCAAGCCGGAGAACTACGCGAACGGCAAGTCGCCGTGGACCTACTTCTCCTCCCCCGCCATCCTCGAGGAAGGCGCCACCCCGACCGAGCACGTCACGCTCTGGCCGAGGTCTTCGCACCCGCTCATCAAGCCGGATGAGATCGAAGCCGGCGACGTGTGCATCTGCGGCCGGGCCGAGTGTGCGATCCCCGACGCGGACGGCCTGTACTCCAAGTGGGACGGCATCCACCTCGAGGCTGGCCCCCGGGCCAGCAACAACAACTCCGACTGGGCGCTGGTCTACCAGCAGAAGTCGGTCCCCGACGACGCGACGTTCCCCGAGCACGCGGTCACCCGCAGCATCGAAGGGCTTCGCCTGGCCGGCAGGCTCGAGTCAGACCGGGCCGGGCACCCGTACACCGGGATGCACGGCAAGTACATCATCGCCGGCCTTGACCCCTCCATCAAGGGGTTCGCCGGCATGATCGTGGGGGCCGTCGACCGCGACACGAAGAAGCGGTTCCTCCTCAACGCCTGGAACCTGAAGGCTCCGACCAAGGGCCAGCTCGTCGAGAAGATGAAGCAGGTCACCGAGCACTACGGCGTCCACGAGTGGCGGGTTGAGAAGACCGGCCTGCTCCAATTCTTCACCCAGGACGCCGAGATGCGTCAGTGGTTCCAGGCCCGGGGTGTGAAGTTCACCGAGCACATGACCGGCAGCAACAAGTGGGACGCCGGCTTCGGCGTCTCCTCGCTCGCCTCCTTGTTCGGCGAGTACGACAAGGCTTGGAACGACCAGCAGGGCGAGTGGCGAGAGATCACTCCACCGCTGATCGAGCTCCCCAGGCCGAACAGTGATGGCATCAAGGCGCTGATCCACCAGCTCATCACATGGACGCCCGACCTAGACCCCAACAAGGTCCCGTGCGACCTGGTGATGGCGCTGTGGTTCCTCGAGATCGGCGCCAGGGAACACCTGGGCTACGGCAAGGGCACAGGTTCTGTGACCGCCTTCAGGCGGTCCAGCAAGTTCGTCTCCCCCCGAAGAACACAGCAAAGCACGACTGTACGGCTGGCTGACTATCACGGGTCGAGATAACGGAAAAAGGGTAGGTAAGGGTGCGCTCTGCGAAGCAGATCGCTGATCGCGTGCAGGTGATCCGGGGACGGAACGCCAAGCGCGACATCGACTACATGAGGCTCATCGCCATCCGCAAGGGCGACTATGAGTCGGTCGCGCCCGGGCTGTTCAACACCACAGAGTTCGACCGCCCATTGGTGGCGAACCTGATCGACACCACAGCGCGCGACATCGCCGAGGTGATGGCACCACTCCCAGCGGTGAACTCAACGTCGCAGAACATGTCCAATGAATCGGACGTGAAGCGCACCGCACTTCGGGGGCAGATCGCCAACGGCTACATCCAGTCCTCGCGCCTCCAGGACCAAGCGTTCCACGGCGCAGACCGCTACGGCTCGTTCGGCTTCATGGCCTACATCGTGGAGCCGGACTTCGCCGAAGACATGCCGGTCATCCGCATCGGTGAGGCCGTCACGGCCCACTACACCAAGGACTACCGGGGCCGCACGGTCGAGTACTTCGAGGTGTTCACCTGTCCACTGGAGCAGGTGTGCGCCGACTTCCCTGACGCGGAGCCGGCGATCCGCGCCCGGTACTACAACCAGAACGACCAGCCGCTCGAGCTGAAGATCGTCCGCTACTACGACGAGTACGCCACCTCGATGGTGCTGCTCGACCCGCAGATCACGCTGGTGTCGGTGCCCAACCGCATCGGCCGCTGCCCGGTGCGGATCGTGGAGCGCCCGTCCGTGACTGGCGAGGTGCGCGGCCAGTACGACGACGTGATCTGGGTCCAGATCGCCCGTGCTCTGGTGCAGATGTACACCATGAATGCCCTCGAGCAGTCGGTGAACGCGCCCATCGCGGTGCCCGACGACGTGCAAGAGATGGAGATGGGGCCGTTCGCGGTCATCCAGTCCAAGACTCCCGGCCAGATCGGGCGCGTCAACCTCCAGCTCTCCCCCGGCCTGTTCCCCGAGCAGCAGATCCTGGCCCAAGAGCAGCGCACCGGGTCTCGCTACCCCGAGGGTCGCTCCGGTTCCATCGACGCCAGCATCATCACCGGCCAGGGTGTGCAGGCGCTCATGGGCACCTTCGACACCCAGGTGCAGACTTTCCAGCGTCTCAACGCATCGGCCCTCGAAGATGTGCTCGAGATGTGCTTCCGCATGGACGAGGCGTACTGGCCCGACATCAAGAAGACCCGGCGCATCAAGGACAACGGCTCCCCGCGCACCTACACTTACACGGCCGCCAAGGACATCGACGGGAACTACACCGTCGATGTGACCTACGGCGCCATCGCCGGCCTCGACCCGAACCGTGGCCTGGTCTTCGTACTTCAGGCGCTGGCTGGCGGTCTGATCGCCAAGTCCACTGCCCGCAAGACCCTCCCCGTCGACATCAACATCGAGCAGGAGGAGCGGCAGATCGAGCTCGAGCAGGTCGACGCCAGCATCGCCGCCACCCTTGCCATGCTCCCGCAGGCCATCCCGCAGATGGCCGCGATGGGGCAAGACCCACGCCAGCTCGTGATGCAGGCGGTCGAGGTCCGCAAGCTGATGTCTAAGGGCAAGTCTGTCGCCGACGCGATGGAACAGGTGTTCGCACCCAAGGAGGTGCCGGCACCCCCGGCATCCCCGCTCGAGCAAGCCCAAGACGCCACGCAGGGCGGGCCTCCCATGCCCGGTCAGGGCGGCGGAGGCGCCAGTGACCTGCTGATGTCACTCGCCGGCATGACCCCTGGTGGTAACGCCAACCTCCAGTCCACCATCTCGAGGCGTCAGCCCATTTGATCTTCCGTGGCAAGCCGCCCCGGATGAAACAAGGAGAACCCATCATGGCCAAGGACTTCTCGTCCGACCAGGGCGGCATCCAGTCGTCCGACAGCACCATCTTCAGCGAGCACCAGGATGCTTCGGAGCCGATCACCGGCTTCGTGCAGGCTGCTCCGAGCGAGCTGGCACCCAAGGGTCCCGGCCCTGGCGTCGGCCGCAACACCAGCGTGATCCGCTGATGAAAGACTGCGGTTGCGGCCCGTACGGCTGCACCTGTACGGACGACTTCCAGGCCGTCCGCGACTCCGTGCGCAAGCCGGAGACAGGTTCCAACAGCAAGCGCGGGTTCCAGAACCCTGGAGTCCACTCGCGCCCCACTGGCAAGCGCCAGTGATCTGAACCGCCCGCCCTCCGTGCCGATCACAAGGCGGCATGGGGGGCGGGTCAGCAGCCCCAGGTGTCTGGCATGTCGCACCGTCGCCGCTACGCACGGTTTCTGACGGTGTGGCCGGGCGCTTGAGCCGCTTGCGGCTGCGCTCTCTGCCCGAGAGCGGTGGCAAACCCCAGGCGTGGGGATGGGCATTCATTATTCCGGTAGCTCAATCGGTAGAGCAGCGGTCTCCAAAACCGCAGGTTGCAGGTTCGACTCCTGCCCGGTCTGCCACATCAGAAGGAGAGCAATGGCTGAGCACGGAGGCTACCGCCGCCCGTCCAGCCCGGCACCCGTTTCGGGTCCGGGCGCTCTGTCTGCGCGCACGGACGGAACCCAGCCGGAGATGGTCGCCAGCGGCGGCGCCTACGGCGAACGGCAGGCGATGGAGGGCATCCAGGCCGGAGCCGCCATGCAGGGCACCACCCCGCCCCCCCGCCCCACCGGCCTGCACGAGCCGACTGCCAACCCCAGCGAGCCGGTCACGGCCGGCGCGGCAGTGGGTCCGGGCATCGGCCCGGACGCCGCAGGGATCGCCTCCGACAAGCAGGCGACCGACGAGCAGCTTCGCCCGCTGCTGGCCAGCCTCGAGCTCATCGCCAACCTCCCCGGCTCCAACGCCGAGACCCGCTCGTACGTCCGTCTGCTGAAGGCGCGGCTGGGCTCTTGAGTTTCCTCGACGAGCTGAAGGACACGGCGAAGTCGCTCGGCGGCACTATCATCGCGCCTGCGGGCCTGGTGTGGGACGTGGCGTCTGCGCCGTTCGACAGCAACGACGACAGCCTTGGCTCGCTCCTCGGTGACGCCGGCAAGCGAGTCAGTCAGTTCCTCGACCCGATCACCAACACCGGCACCTTCACCGGATACGTGCCCGGTCACGTCTTTCAGGGCGCCGGTTGGGTCATGGACAACGGCATCAACCGCCCAATCTCCACCGCTTTCACGGTCGCATCCCACGGCACCGCTCAGGGCGAGGGCCTTGACCAGTGGCTTGGTTTCAAGGGCATGTTCGACGGCGATGCCTGGGCGAAGGCGTGGGACATCTCGGACAGCACCAACGCTGGTGAGGCGTTCACCACCGCCATTCTGACCGGCTCGGATGTCGACCCGCTCAAGTACGACAACGCCTTCGACGAGGTGACCGCTGCGCGGCACCCCTCGCTGGCCCCCAAGATAGCCCTCGGCGCCAACATCGTTGGCTCGTGGTACCTGGACCCGCTGGTTCTCGCCGGCAAGGCATCTAGCCTCTACCGCGCCAACGTCACCAACCACCTGCTGAACCCGGCAGAGCGGGCCAACGCCTACTCGCTCATCGAGTCTGAGGTCAACAGCGGTCTTCGCGCCAAGACCGGCGCGCTGGGCCGAGAGGGCGCGGCCACTCGCACCGACCGCTACCTTGACTGGATCAACGGCACTAACGCTGCGGGTGAGCGCACGAACAAGCTCGGCCGCCCGCTCGAAGCGCCCGAGATCCTGTACGGCACCCCGCAGTTGCGGAAGTACGCAGCCGAGCCCCAAGTCATCGCCGGCCTCCTAGCCGACGCCGGCCGGATCGGCGACAAGACTCTCGCCCGGGACGCGCAGCGGCGCATCCTGTCCATCGCGGCCGGCGATGTTTCCCAGATTGGCCGCCTGCGCACCGAGGTCTCCGGCTCGGCAGCCATCGCCGACCAGCTCACCAACATGGTGAAACAGGGCAGCGTCGACCTTAAGCTCCTCGGGGTGAACCCGGCCATTCAGCACCAGCCGGTGTTCATCCAGCACCTCGAGTCGCAGATCAAGAACCTCGACAGCGAGGGTGCCGTCACCCGCTTCATGGATGACTGGGCGGCCCGACAGGAACAACTGCTCGGAACCCAGGGCACCATGAAGGCTCTGCCCGGTGTGACCAACCAAGGCCGCCGTGCGGTGCTGCGCCAGAATGACATGGGCCTCTCGCGCGAGCTCCCGAAGGTCGCCGACCGGCTGGACGAGTGGGCTGCCAGGGGTGCCCAGCGCGCCCTTCAAGATGGCACCTCGAGCATCTTCCAGCGCGGCGTCCACTCCCTGCCGTTCCTTGCGGTCAAGGGCGCCAACGCCCTCATGCGACCCACCACCACGCTCCCCGTGCGCTTCGGCGATGCGCTCCGCCAGGTCCACTTCACGGGCGTTGCCCACATCCACGACTGGGGCGGCTCCGTCGACCAGCTCGAGTCGATGATGCGGATGTCGAACGTCAGTGACTTCGACCGCATGAAGATGCTGTCGTCGGCGTACATCGCCAAGACCGAGCCCGAGAAGATGCGCCTTATCGACCAGGTGGAGGAGCTGTCGCTCAACTCCTTGGCCAAGTCGTTCGGCGCTCAGACCGGCGACCACATCGACGGCAGTTACATCAAGGCGTTGATGCAGCAGCACGCGGAGCGCCGTGGCGCCCAGCTCGCCCAGATCCGTGGCCGCACCTACGCCTCCACCGAGATGACCGATGCCATGATGGCCCAGCGTGGGCGTGGAATGGCGCAGGCCGAGTCGGATGCGGCGCTCATGGACAACCCGAAGGCGTTCAACGCGCCGCAGTTGTCGCGGCGCAACTGGCGCGTTGACCAGATCAACGACGACGGCACGCTGCTCAGCCTCCCCGTTCTGGACACCCAACTTGGCAACACCGTCCCCCTCCTCGACATGGGCATCGCTCGCAAGGTTCTGGAGCGCGACCAGTCTCACCTCTCGCGGCTCTCGCGGGCGTGGGCCAACGACGCCAAGGAGCTCGACCGGCTGTCACGCCTCAAGGGCGCCGGGGCGCAGGGTCTCGACAAGACCATCGCAGCCCGGCAGGCCAGCATGGACTGGCTGGCTGACGCCGGCTCCAAGGCGATGCGGATGTGGAAGTTCTCGGTGCTGTTCCGACTGGGCTACCCGCTGCGCATCCTCGCGGACGACTACATGCGTATGGTCACGCAGGTCAGCGCCGTCACGCTTGCCGGCAGGAACATCGGCGAAGCCGCCCGCAACCTGCGCTTCAACCAGTTCGACCGCCGTGCGGCCGCCTCCAACGCCATGCGCGAGCTGAAGACTCGCCGGACTGAGATCCTGGACGAGCTCGAAGGTGACCGGATGGTGTCGCACGCCGACAAGTCGGCTGACATGCGCCGCATCCAGAACTCGATCCGGGGCCACCAGCGCGCGCTGACCAAGCTGGAGGAGCGCCTGACTGCGGCCGACAGCAAGCACAGCCTTGGCCTCGAGGCTGAAGACCGGGCCGCGCTGCGCGAGGCGATCAAGGTCAAGAACGACCTGATCACGGAGAAGCAGGGCGCGGCCAACTACTACGCAGAGGAGCTGGGCGACTACGGCCCGGCTGACCTGAAGCGCCAGCTCGAGCAGATCGAGTCCAACATCCTCGACGGGCAGAAGGCCCTTCGCCCCGAGAAGCGCCACATCGGTATGAGCGATGTGGAGGCTCAGGGCGAGGTCTTCCCCGGCGCGTTCGCCGGCCAGTCGGGCATGGTCGCCCGGGAGGCGACCCGCTCGCAGGCCACCTTCGACGCGCAGATGCGCGGCACCGAGGACCGCATGTTCTCGGCGATGGCGTCCGGCTCACACCGGACGATTGCCAGCAACGAAGCCGGCCACCTCGACGCCTGGTCTTCGGCGCTCAACTTCCAGTTCCGCAACTCCGAAGCCGCCATGCACTTCGTCAAGGGCGGCGACGTGGACGGGTTCGTCCACTGGCTGCGCCAGCCCGAGCAGGCCAACCTGCGCCGTCGCGTCCCGCACTTCGCACACGACCCAGAGGACTGGGCTCAGCGGATTCAGGCTGTGGTTCACGACTACATCCCGTCCGAGGAGCTGCGCGCGGCCGTCGAGAAGGGGACGGTCACCCCGCGCCAACTCTCCAAGATGTTCCAGGACCCGGCCACCCGGCCGGCTGTCCACGGGCGCATCGCGGCCGACCAGTTCGGCACGTCACACGCTGCGCTCGGTTTCGGGAAGATGCTGAACCGCCTGTTCAAACACCTGTCTGAGACCCCGACCGATCACCTGTCGCGGCACCCGTACTTCAACACGATGTACCGCCAGCACGTTGACGAGCTGGCGGCGGTGCGCAAGGCCACCGTGAGCGCAGAGGGCCGGAAGTTCGTCCAGCAGGACATCGACGACATCGCCCGCGCCGCCCGCAAGAACGCCATGCACGACCTGAAGCGCACCCTGTTCGACATCAGCGCTCACTCGCACGCAGCCCACCTGATGCGGTTCATCAGCCCGTTCTTCGCCGCCCACCAGGAAGTGCTCAACCGTTGGTGGCGGATCGTGGGTGACAACCCTGCGGTAATCCGTCGCTTCCAGCAGGCGTTTGACCTCCCTCGTGGCCTCGGCCTCGTGGTCGACGAGAACGGCGACCCGGTTCCGATGGGCGCTCCGATCAGCAAGAACCACCGCCTGCTGATCCAGTTGCCGGCTGCTCTCGGCGGCCCGAACACGGACCCCAAGAAGGGGCTCGTGACGCAGGCGAAGTGGCAGATCAGTGAGAACTCGTTCAACCTGGTGCTGGCCAACGGCCTGACCAACCCGGGCGCAGGGCCGCTAGTGACCGTACCCGTGGACGCACTGGCGAAGAAGTACGCCGACCAGCCTGACGTGGCCCGCCTCGCGCACATCTTCAACCCCTACCCCCCGAGCTCCCCGATGGATGACGCCCTGCCGGCCGCGTGGAAGCGCGCCATGTCGGTCTCCTACGCCGCCTCCCAGGGGCAGGACATCCCGGGGCTCAGCAAGATCCCAGGCTTCAACGCCGTTGCCGGCGCCGCCCACATGCTCGACATCACTGGTGTCGGCGTGCGGGAGTACAACGACCGCTTCAGCCAGAACGTGCAGGATTCGGTCACCGACTTCATCATCGCCAACGGCCGAGAGCCGAACCGCGACGAGTCGGACAAGATCATGGCCGACGCTGGTCACCAGACTGGCGTCGACGTGTTCCTCCGCTTGGTCAACAACGCCGGCTCGGCGTTCCCCGCCAACCCGAACAGCAAGTACGCGGCCGTGCAGATGGGTTGGTACAAGATCCAGACGCAGGCCCGCACCGAGGGCCGCGACTACGAGTGGATGGTCCAGCAGTTCAAGGACAAGTGGGGTGCTGCCTACATGCCGCTGATCTACTCAGCGGCACAAAACCCTGCCGGCCTCGACCCGACCGCAGCGTCCATTGCTGCGATCAAGCGGTACAAGGGCGTGCTCGAGCGGGTGGACCCCACGCTGTCTCGTGCGGTGATCGGCATGTACGGCGATCAACTGGCGCAGGACCCGACGATGGGCGCCTACTCCCCGGAGGCGCGGAACTTCCTCCGCACCACGCCGATGGCGCCCGGGTCCGGCGACACCTACTACGCCTACGACGACCCGAAGCAGGCCATGATCGACCAGGAGGCAGCTCGAGGCTGGCGCAAGTACAGCGAGCTGACCGGCAGCCTGACGGCGATGGCGCAGCAGATGGGCCTCACGTCCTACCGAGACAGCGACAAGCTCATGGCCCTGAAGCGGGCAGCCGTGGCGAAGCTCGGCCAGGAGAACTACGCCTGGTCCGACGAGTACAACATCCACGACGAAGGCCAGTACGAGCGACTGGTCGAAGACATGCGAACTGTCGTCAAGTCGCCGGCACTGTCCCGCGACCCGGAGCGCACCGACATTCAGGTGCTCTCCAACTACGTGAAGCTGCACGACCTGTTCTCGGCCATCTGGGAGCAGCGGAAACTGAACGGCCTCGGCGGCCCGGACTCACAGGACGGGCTTCAGGTGAAGAACGCCTACACGCAGCTCGTGATGCAGCTCGTGGAGTCCAACACGTACTTCGAGGAGAACATGTTCAACGGTCTCGTGGAACGTGACCCCTGGCTGATGGAGGCGGCATAATGCCTACGACGGGTCAGGGTAACTCACTCTACAATCTCGGTCAGGCGGTGCAGGGCTGGCAGGCGCCGGCCGATCCCGGCGCGCTAGGTGCGGGGTCCGACGTACAGTCGCTCGCGCAGTCGCTGGGCCTGGACCCCGCGATGGTGGCCCAGCTCATGGGCGGGTCCACTGGCACGGCCCCCGGCCAGCCGGTCGACATCGTGTCACTCTTGGTCGGTACGGCCATGCAGGTCACCGGCCGCGAAGGTGCGACCGGCACCCCGTTCTCCGGCATCCTGCCGGCGTGGGCCAAGGACATCCCGTCCTCCGTTCTGGGCGACGTGAACTTCGACCCCTACTTGGGGATCGTGGACCAGCGCGGTGACGAGCGGGTCTACATGGGCGGTCAGACCGTCCCGGGCACTCCCGGCGTTGACGTTCCCACGGCCGAGCGGCCCAGGACCGGCACGGGGGAGTTCGAGCTTCCGCACGACGTGGCCCCGACCAAGGAGCACGAGAGCGACACCACGCTGTCCTCCACACAGGTGGGAAACCTGCCCTACACCTGGACCGAGGAGAACATCACCGACGCCATGAAGCGGATGCGCGAGGCGGGCGTGAACGTCACCTCGTTCGACCAGCTCAACCAGATCTGGGGCGGGCTCGTCGACCGAGCGTCGATGATGTACTCGCTGTCCGAGGGCAAGAACAAGGTCACCCCGTGGGACGTGCTCGACATGTACAAGTCGGAGGCAAAGGCCGCCGACTCCTACGTGAACTACGAGAGCGGCACACGCACCTCGACCAGCAAGAGCATCGCCCACATCACCGAGGGTGAAGCCTGGTCTTCGCTCCAGTCGACGCTTTCGCACATGCTGGGCCGCGACCCCTCCGACCAGGAGGTGCGCGACTTCACCTACAAGATGAACCAGCTCGCCGCGAAAAACCCGGCCATCTCCAAGACGATCAGCAGCTACAAGGCCGGCGACGTGTCCTCGAGCACCACCAGCACCGAGGGTGGATTCACTGGAGCGGATGTGGCGGAAGCCGCGTACGGCCAGGCACAGAACAACCCCGGCTATGCGGAGTTCCAGAGTGCCAGCACGTACTACAACGCCGCGCTGAGTGCGCTCGGCGCCATCGGCGGCTGACATGGCCTGGACTGCGGAGCAACTGGCTAACGCCAAGATCATCTACCAGGTCGGCCTCGATGTCGGCGCCTCCATGCGCGACATCCAGATCGCCCTGAGCGCAGCCATCGTAGAGAGCGGTCTGCGGAACCTCGACTACGGGGACCGCGACAGCATCGGCATGTTCCAGCAGCGTGACGCCTGGGGCTCGAGGTCTGACCGCCTCGACCCGTTCAAGTCGGCTCGCATGTTCTTCCTCGGCGGTAACGCCGGCCAGCGAGGGCTTCTCGACTTCGCCGACCGGGACCACATGGGCATCGGCGAGGCGGCCCAAGCGGTCCAAGTCTCTGCGTTCCCCGACCGCTACGAGGAGCACGCCTCCGAGGCTGGCGGCATTCTGAAGGGTATCGACCCCAAGAGTCCCGGAACGCTGGGCGCGGTGCCGGATGTCACGACCACCACGCACGACATCACTGTCCCCACGCTGGTGTCACCCGACACGACCACCGAGGTAAACGGCCTCGGTGAAATCACGGCAGACGCAGCCGGCATCGGTGAGCTCAACTTCGACAGCCCGAGCTCCAGCGCGCTGGACGAGGTGAAGTTCGGCCAGCCGACCGCAGACCCGATGGCCGGCCTGAAGATGCCGACGCCGGAAGAAGTGGGGCTCACACCCCCGACCGGCGATGCGGCAGCAGGGTGGCGGGCCGCCATTGTGGCCGCTGCCCACAAGATGCTGGGAACGCCCTACGTGTGGGGCGGCACCACCTACAAGGGTGTTGACTGCTCCGGGCTCATCGCCCTGCTGTACGGCAAGCAGGGATTCAAGGTCCCCCGCCTCTCGGCAGATCAGGCTCGGCTCGGCAAGCGCGTCGGCCTGGACAACCTGAAGCCCGGCGATCTCGTGGGCTGGGACAACTCAAGCCGCAACGTGGGCGCCGACCACATCGCCATTTTCGTGGGGAACGGCATGATTATTGAAGCCCCGAGGCCAGGCGGGGTTGTCCAGCTCTCCAGCATCTACGACACAGGCCAGGCGTGGGGTGTTCACCTTGACTTCTGACCTGCGCACCTGCCCAAAGTGCGAGTCGGCGAAGCCCGAAGACCACTTCAACAAGCACCGTCGAGAATGCAAGGGGTGCCGCGCTGCGGCGCAGCGTAACTACGTCACCCGAAACAAAGACGCAGTGACGGCGCGGAATCGCACCTGGCGTACGACAGACCGCAACCAGAAGGCTGCGCACCTTCGCCGCATGTACAACCTCTCGCTCGAGGCTTACGACAACATGCTCGCCAGTCAGGGCGGAACTTGTGCGATCTGCAAGAACGACTGCCCGACCGGCCGCCTGCTAGCGGTCGACCACGACCACGAAACTGGCCGAGTGCGCGGACTGCTCTGTGCGCGGTGCAACCCCGGACTCGGCTACTTCGCCGACAGTCCCGACCTACTGGCCGCTGCGGCTGACTACTTGAGGAGCAGGAGTGCCTGACAAGCCCAAGGGCGGCGGTGACGCCGGCCCCGTAGACGGCATCAACCAGCAGCAGATGGCTGCCCAGTACGGGTTCGCCCTGGCCTTCATGAATAGCGACCCCGAGCTGAAGAACCTGTTCGGGCAGGCCGTGAAGAACACCTGGGACACCAGCATGTTCATCGCCAAGCTCCGGGCGACCAAGTGGTTCCAGCACCACTCGGCATCGGTGCGCAACGCCATCATGCAGGAGACTTCCGACCCGGCGACCTACAAGGCGAACGTCGACCAGATGTTCTCCACCGTGCAGGACGCTTGGGGCAAGATGTTCGGCACCGCCAACATGGACCCCAAGGTGCTGCGGACGTGGGCCGAAACGGCGCACCGCATGGGCTGGTCCGAGGCGCAGCTGATCGACCACATGACCCAGGGCATCAACTACCAGAAGCTGCTCAAGAAGTCGCAGCTCGGCGGCACGGCCGCTGAAACCTCCAGTCAGATCGACAACCTGCTCGGCAACTACGGCCTCGACCTCGGTCCCACTTGGAAGGCCGCACAGCTGGAGAAGATCGTCGAAGGCAGCGACACCATCGGCGGTGTGCAGGACCGTGTGCGCCAGATGGCGATGCGCGAGTACAAGGCGTTCGCCGACCGCATCCAGGCCGGCGAGTCCGTCCGTGAGATCGCCGACCCCTACGTGCAGAAGATGGCCTCGCTGCTCGAGCTCCCGCAAGGTGAGCTCGGACTGAACGACAAGACGATCCAGGCGGCGTTGAAGCGCACTGATGCCAAGGGCCGCCCGGCCGCGATGGACCTGGCCGCATTCGCCGACCAGCTGCGCCAAGACAAGCGGTGGCAGTACACCGACAACGCCAAGCAAGAGGTGGGTAACGTGACGACCACGCTGCTCCGGTCCTTCGGGTTGATGGCATGACAATCATTCGCCCCCCCGGCCCCACCCCGACGAGGGGCGGGCGTACCCAGTTCGTAGATCCGGGCCGGCCCGTGGGCAACAGCGCTCCAGCCGTCCCCACCGGCTCCACCGACCTAACCCAGACCCAGCAGTCCGCGTTCGACATCATGTTGAACACCCTGCACGAGTACGGGCTGGACTCCCTCTCGGGCGTGCTTCAGGATCTCATCCGTGGCGGCGACACCGACCCGAACCTGCTCCAGCTCAAGCTCCAAGACACGCAGGAGTGGAAGACCCGCTTCGCCGGCAACGAGATGCTGAAGCAGCAGGGCCTCGCAGTCCTGTCGGTCGGCGAGTACCTGTCGGTTGAGCGGTCTTACGCCCAGCTCGCCAAGAACTACGGGCTGCCGCAGGGGTTCTACGACGACCCCTCGGACTTCGCCAAGTGGATCGGGAACAGCGTCTCCCCCAACGAGGTGCAGCAGCGGTTCCAGGCGTTCGCGGATCTCAACAACCGCGAAGACCCCGCTGTCACCGCACAGCTCGCCTCGATGGGCATGAGCAAGGGCGACATGCTGGCGCACCTCATGGACCCGACCCGGGCGCTCCCGCTGATCCAGAAGAAGTACCAGACCACGCTGCTCGGCGCGGCTGCCCGCAGGGCCGGCGTCGTGGCTGACAACGGCTACCTCGGCCACCTGACTGAGCTCGGCGTCACCGAACAACAGGCCGCGCAGGGCTACGGCATGATCGGTGAAGGCTTGAACGACATGCAGCGCATGGGCTCGATCTACGGCGAGCAGTTCGGCCAAGGCGACTTCGAGTCGGCCGTGTTCGACCAGAACGCCGAAGCCACCCAGAAGCAGAAGCGACTGGCATCCCGTGAGCGCGCCGAGTTCGGCGGCTCCAGCGGAGTGGGGCGAGGCAGTCTGACCCGCTCCAGCGGCGGAAGTTACTGACTTCATCCGCTCCACCTGAAGGCACCGCCTTCACCAAGAACCCCGACCTGGACCTACCGGCCCCAGGCGGCGACCGAGACCGGGAGCAGGAGCATCCGTTCACGTCCTCCAGTGAGCGGGTTGGCCTGCGAAACCACCAGATCCGCACAGCGGGTCGACCAAAGGAGAGTGTCCGATGACGGACAACATTCAGCACATCGACGTTGACAGCGACGAGTTCATTGACACACCCAAGGCGCTACGGGATCACGTCAAGAAGCTCCAGCAGGCCAACACGAGGCTCACCGAGACGAACACCGACCTCACCGGCCGGGTCACGGCGAGCGCCCTCAACGGTGTGCTCACGGAGTACAAGAACCCTGAGCGCGTGAAGCGCGATCTTCTCACCGACAAGGTGGACCCCCTCAACTCCGAGGCGGTCGCAGCGTGGCTGGAGAAGAACGGCGACGACTACGCGAAGGGCTCCGCTCCGGCCAACGCCCCCGCCCCAAACGCAAGCGAAGCAGAGATCGCAGCTCACCAGCGCATTGCTGGTGCCGCCGATCTTCGTACGCCGGCCGACATGTCGAAGGTCGAAGCCGCCACGGCTGAGATCACTCCGAACATGGATGGCGCCGCGCTGATCGAACTGTTTCGCAAGCACGGGGTTTGACATTCACAGTGAAAGGTTAAGACTCAATGGCTGACGCCTATGTGTCAACTACCACGCTGTCCAACGGTGTACAGGCTGCGCTTGACCAGTACGTCCGCGCGGAACTTCGGCACATGCCGATTCTCCGCGCGGTCGCTGACACGCGCCCTGTGCAGGTGGACAAGCCTGGTTCCTCGGTCGCCCTCTACACCCGGGCCGACCTGGCCGTTGCTACCACCCCTCTCTCCGAGACGGTGGACCCCGATGCAGTGGCCCTCCCCAACCCGACGCCCGTCACCCTGACGCCGCTCGAGTACGGCAACGTGTCGATTGCCACCCTCAAGGTCAAGGCCCAGTCGTTCTTCGACGTGGACCCCGACCAGCGGGACGCAATCGTCTGGAACATGCGTGACACGCTGGACTCGCTCGTGAGCACCGTCATCTCTGGCGGCACGAACGTTCGCTACGCGAACGGCAAGACCAGCACCGCCACGACCAACTCGCAGGACAACATCAAGTCCAGCGACGTGCGGTTCATCGTCGCCAAGCTGCGGGGCAACGCCGCGCAGGGCAAGCGCGGTGACAAGTACTGGTGTGGCATCCACCCCGACATCAGCCACGACCTTCGGGCCGAGACTGGCGCCGGTTCGTGGCAGAACGCTCACCAGTACGCCGCTCCTGGCGTGTTCTGGCCGGGCGAGATCGGCGAGTACGAGGGTTGCTTCTTCGTCGAGTCCGCTCGGATGAAGACGGCCCAGGATGGTGGCGACGGTACTGACGCCGGCACCAACCTCGACGTGGTGTACCGCACCATCTTCGCCGGCCGTGAGGCTCTGGCCGAAGGCGTCGTCGTTGAGCCCGAGGTCCGCGTTGGGGTTGTCCCCGACAAGCTGAACCGTTTCTTCCCCCTGGGTTGGTACGGCTTCCTCGGCTGGACCCGCTTCCGCGAGAAGGCGCTCTACCGGCTCGAGGCCGGCTCGTCCATCTCCACGGTGGTCTGACGGATCACTCTCATTCACCGAGCGGACGCGCTCGGTGGGTGGGGGTGGGCTCTCAGATCAATGGGGTGGGGATGGACAGCAGCACGGTGCAACAGGTGGGCGGCATCGCCCTGTTGTTAGGCATTGGCGCATACAACTCGTGGCAGTCACGACAGGCGGCCAAGCAGACCAAGGCGACCGGAAACGGCTTCGCCAAGCACGTCCGCGAATCGCTCGCTCGGATCGAGCGGAAGTCGGACGCAACACATGACCTGATGGTCGAGCACCTTGCCGACCACGCAGGTTCCGACCTTTCACGCAGGAGCGTTTCGTGAGCGACGGGTTTTTTCCCAAGGCGATCATCAAGAACATCCCACCCGGGTCCAACGACCCGGCCATCGTGCCGCGCCTGGCCATCCTGCACGTCAGTGCGGGGACCGGCGAGAGCCTGTACCCCTACTTCAACGGCCCTTCGGGCGGTGTCGAGTCGCACTTCTACATCCGCCTCGACGGCACCGTGGAGCAGTACCGCTCCATCTACGTCCAGGCTGACGCCAACCTCGACGCCAACGACTTCGCGGTCTCCATTGAGACCGAGGGTCTGGGCGACGGCGAGTGGTCGACCGAGCAGCTGCATTCGATCAAGGTGCTGCTGGTCTGGCTCCACCGGGTTGCGCACATCACCCTCGAGCGTTGCTCGGCATGGGACGGAGTCGGCGTCGGCTACCACACGATGTTCGGTGCTCCCGGGCACTGGACCCCGGTCGCCAAGACCTGCCCCGGCCCCAAGCGCATCGAGCAGTTCCACAACGTGCTGGTGCCTTGGCTGATCGAAGGGAAGTCACCCGTCGCCCACCTGAAGCTGCAGCACTCCTCGATGCAGTTCTC